GAGTCATCTTCAAAATATCGAATCACATTTAATCGCCCACAATGTTTGCATTTCACAAGCTTGGTTGAATATCCATATCCATTCTCATCAAAGATGGCGTCTGTTTGTTTGTATGCAAATCTTTTTTTACAAGAAGTACATAATCTACTAAATGCTGTTGCCACCATTCGTGTCCTCCTTTCGCCTTACTTTGCTCCAGTCGGACCGAGAATAATCTCTCGTGCGTAATTCATCGAAATAACGGAACAGAATTTTCCAAAATATTGTCCTGCTGCTCGAACTACTTCCGGTTCTTCTTTTACACAATCTGTATAAATTCTGTTTGGAAGATTCCTTGCAACAGTTTTCATATCCTGTTCACACCACTCTGTTGGGATGATTCCTTCATCACGCATTTTATATAACTCTTTTTCAACTCTACGCCGCGTCACGACAGATTTTACAAGTTCCTGTGCTTCTGTTCGTTCTTGCAACTTTTGCGGATCCTGAATCTTTTTAACATGATTCATTTTTGCGACTTCATGAAATTTATCTCCAACGATTTTCACTACAAATGGTAATCCGCTATTCGGATCGTTTAATCTTGTTTGGTTCTTTATAACAATACCTTCTTTAATTTCTCCATATCCCGGATGATCCATAAAACTTTGTACATGTTCCCAACTGACAAACGGTCCAACATAAAATGTATTGATATATGTAAGTCCATGCGTTTCTGCAAATGCCTTTACTTCTGACTGAGGAAGATATTTTTCTTCCCTTACATCATAAATATCAAATACGTACCATTTCTTAGTATTTTCTGGATAATAAATAATCGCATTTCTTGCTCCAGACCATTCTCCAAATATTACATAGTCCGGAACGTCTTTATAATCTTCAGGATTTAACTCCTGCACATAATTATAAAAACCATTTAATGTATTGTTCTGATCCAACGTATGTCTTCTGGAAAAAGCTACCATTTTGCCAGTCTCTGCATCATATCTAGCTGCTGCATTGGATCCGTCGAATTTTTCCTGAATAACAATTAAGTCACCAGGTACAAATCCATCTGCATATCCTTCTTTCAGACGTTGAATATCCATAAATTTCTTCTGCTCCATTATTTCACCTCGCTTTCCGAAGTGGAATAACTTTGCAGTTTATTGTCACACTGACATCTATGCACTGATCTTTTAAGATAGTGCTTCAAATATTATTTCCTATTCCTCATTTATACGTGCCTGTATAATTAAATTTTATTACTTTACAATTTTTACTTTGCAGCCAAACTTTTCTTCAACTTCAGCCATAGTTACTTCCTTAATTAACTCTTCATAGATGCATTCAAATCCATGACATTCTGCTGTATTATATTCTGTAATTGCTTTATCACCAAGATAATGTTTGTCTTTCGTTCTCCATACCTTAATAATACGATTACCTAAATCATATTTAAATGTAAGATCTTCGTTAATCATAGAAAAAGATCTAAATCCGTTAATAACCTGTCCTTTATTATTACTGTACCATTTGATTTGATCATCTCCATTAGTTCCGATTAGCACAATACCGTAGCCTCCCTTTGTAGAAAGAACGATATCACCCGTACATAAATCATATTTTGTCATGTTTACTGCCTCCTTAAATATACATTTCAGTAGTTACTATTTTCTTTTGTAACGATCCGCGCGTCATCATTACAAATGTGATAAGAGTGGACTCGAACCACCGACCTCACTTTTGTAGTGCGCTCTTTCTCCCAACTGAGCTACTTATCACTTTTCATGCATGACCTGTCGTGCTGCAGTCCTAACAGGATTATGTGTTCTTTGATCAGCTCAATTCACTACATTTTCTCTAAAGCTGGATATTTTTACTTATAAAACATCTCAAAAAAACACCAGTTTCACGCCCTAACTAGAAACGGCTTGTTTCTTATTGGAACTCTACAGCCTATAAAAGTCACTCCTTCGTCAGGAGAAATGGAAACTCTGGGACTCGAACCCAGGACCGACCGGTTATGAGCCGGTTGCTCTAACCAACTGAGCTAAGTTTCCTTTGTAGTGGGCGTTATAATTACACCCACAATATAGAAATGTAACAATATCTGTAAAAAACTTATCTATGCAATCGCATCAGCTACACGAACAGTCGTCACCATTCCGTTGCCCCATCACTCACCTCTACCTCGCTGACTCAATTACTTTTTTGCTTCATAACTAATTACACATCTGCTACCAGATCATCCTCCAACGCCCACTCACAACCTCATTAGCACAAAGCACATTTATATAAATGTTTCCTTTCAATGCGTCCAAACCATACAACCAACACATTCGCAGCTTCCTCATCACTGGGTTCCAGTATTCCACCAACTTTTCAATCTTCTTTAATGTCCTATAGACGCTATATAATATACAGGTTAACCTCTCGGACTTATTTCTCCTCATTACTATTTAGGCCATCAAGTAAATCCGTAAGAATAGTCCGAATACGGATAGTGGGATTCGAACCCACACGATTTCTCCGAAGGGTTTGAGCCTTCTACGTCTGCCAGTTCCGTCATATCCGCTTGTTGTATAAGGTTACTACCGGCTTACCCTTATACAGTTTATTTATACTCGTAAGACCTGCTTCAAACGAGTTATAAGAGGTAAAAAGTAAAATGAAAGATATATGCTTATAACCGAACTTCTACATACAAAAGTTTTTATTCACCGGAATGTTTAATTAAATTTTTTATACAGAAAGATTATAATGAAGTCCCTTTTCTTCTTTTCTTGCAAAAACAATATGATCAATTTTAATAGCTTTATATTTTTTCTTTTCTTCTTCTGTAAGATCGTCATAGTCATCATCCGGAGCAATTTCAATATCTTTTCCATCAACAAAATCAATGTGTCTATCAAAATCATATCTTACATCAACACCAGAAAATTTTGTATAGAACCATTTTCCATCTATCGTAAAATATAAACTATGATTAGCAGTCTTATCAAATAAATCAAGGCTCTTTTCTTCTGTATCCTTTTTTCCATCTTTAGTATACAAAGTAGCTATATAAACGGTATTATTTATATGAAGGATATTCATATCTTTAATTGCCTCTTGAAATTGTAATCCTGTATTAAGCTCAAATGCGATAGCTCTTAAACAATCATAATTTAAGCTGACTCTTTTAGAAAATGCAATTACCTTACTAATTTCTTCATAATACTCTTTATGTAACTTGTCTCTCATATATTCTGTGATTTCAGAATCTGTCGGATAATCAAATCTAAAATGATAATGAAATCTTCCAGGTCTATTTACCAAATAATCACTCAGAGTATTAAGATTATTACAAGTAATAACATATAACTTTTTCCCTTGAGCTAATCCATCAAATAATGTAAGCAGCTCTGTTTGTGGATTAGCCATACCATCAGCAGCTTTAATATTACCAAATGTTTTATCAAACTCATCAAACATTACTAATACTTCCTGTTCAATTTCTTCAATAAAATTAGCAATTCCAGGGATATATGTATCAACAATAATTACTGGCAATCCTTTTTTTACAGCTTCTACAGCAAGAATCTTAGAAAATAAAGATTTGCCAATTCCTTTGGCTCCAGATAAGATCACGCCAAGATTTTTATTGAAATTTGGAAAAGCATTTAATACTTTATTTACTTTTTCCATGTGCACACCGTATATTTTATCTTCATTGATCTCAATATCAGCATGTTTCTCTAAATAAAATCCTGTCATCTGTGAACATCTGATAGAATAAATTTGTGCCGGAAGTTGATTATGTGTTACAAGATCATCTCCGTAGATTCTAAAAGTGGAACCTGTACTAATAATTTTACTCATTTTTATCTCCTTTTTGTATAATTAAATTATATTTCTCTGCAATTCGGCTGGAGTATATTTGTATAAAATACTTGCCAAACGGCGGTAGTGGGATTCGAACCCACACGAGCTACTGCTCAATAGAGTCAAAGTCTATTATGTCTAGCCAATTTCATCATACCGCTACATTCATTGTTTGTATAATTAAATTTCTTTCTTCTTTTTATTTAGCACAGGGAGCTTTCACTCCTCTGTGCTGTTGTCATCCTTGACTATGTATTTAGTATAGCATATCAAGTTGTGTTTGTCAATACGCAAAGTTAATTTAATTTGTTTTGTTGATTTTGCTTATATAATATGAATTTGCACGTTTCTCAATCAATTTCGCAATTAATCTTCGCTCTGCCAGTTCCCTACCAAACTTATAATCAAATTGATCTCCTGCTTCAATATTACAAGAAGCCATAGCTTTTACACCGTCGAATTCTACCTGCACTCTCTTACCATTAGTTCTAACATTATATACTAATAATTTTTCTCTACGAGAAAATGAATCCATAAAATAAGTGTAACCTTCTGTCCATTTTCCCCATTCATATTTAGGTTTTATTTCTTTATCTAATTTATTAACATGTTCTTGTGTAACAAGAACCGGCACATTGTTTGTAATGTCATTCTCTTTGCATAATGACTTATATTTTTCTGCTCCAAGATTAACATCAATTGATTTATATGTACCATCTTTAAGTTTTAAAACTATTAATAATGTTCCATCAGGACAAAAAATCCCAATATTAATACTGTCTACTTCATATTTATATTCTTCTCCAAATAATGTAAATCCCATAATTTTTCTCCTTTATTTCTTTAATTTAATTTTTGCAACCAGAATACCTGCCAGAAAAGCAATGACAAGGCATACAACAAATGTTTCTATATTTAAAGCAACCATAATTACTCCTTACTCAATGATCTTAAATGATACATCAGTACGTCTATTCATTGCGCGATGTTCATCAGTATCATTATCAACAACAGGATTGCTGGATCCATTTCCAACTACTACAATACGTCCGTTAGAAATTCCATTCATAACAAAATAGTTTTTAACAGCTTCTGCTCTTTGTAAGGACAACTTCTGATTATACTCGTCTTCAGGATCTGATTCCGGATTAGGGTCTGTATTTCCTGCAATTTCAATGATTGCACCGTCAAGCACCTTTGCAATGTCAATAAACTTATTAAGTTCTTTAGATGCTGCAGCAGAATCAGAGAATTTTGCCGTATTCTGAATAAATGTAACAGATGCTTTACCCTGTAATAAAGCTTCAGTATCCTGAATTTCCTTTTTATTATCCTCTGTAACCTTTACAGTATTTGTATTAGACACTTCCGTTGCACTAAATTTATCTGAAATAGCATTAATATATGTATCATCAAAAATACTATTAACGAGATCAGCATTTACAGACTCACCAATTGATGTCCATACGTTACACATATCTGAATAAATTGTCTTTGCTGTTCCATTTAATAGATCTAAATTATCTTTCCATGTTGTCAGTTTTGCAGACTCCGTATTTGCTACAATATCTTCATCTGATGCAGTATTAAACATAGGCATTACTTCACGGATTGCATTAAATTCTGTATTATACATATCTGCAGCTTCCAGAGATCCCTGTATAAATTTCTCCACTACATCTGCATGTGCTTCTGCAAATTTCTTATCAAACAGAATTCCATCCATAACAAGATTTGAAGAACTTGCAGTGCTAAATAATACATGTGCGTCTGTCATATTCTTTGCCTGAGTCAGGTATGGTTCCCAGGTTGCTGCAACATCAATCTGACCGGCAAAAAATGCTTTTGCTGCATCATCTGGTGTTGAGAACAATACAAGATTATCAATAATCTTTGCTTTGGCTTTATTAGAAAGATCAGAATTATTTACAAACCATACTACAAGTGTTTGAGCTTCAGAGAATTCTGGTACACCAATTTTAGCATTTACAAGATCATTTACATTCTGAATAGAAGACTTCGCAATAATACCGTCGCCACCATTTGAGTAATTTGTAATATACGGCATCACCACTTCTTTTCCAGCATCAGTGAATTTCTTAGATAAGAATGCAGTTCTGTTAATTGTATAACCTGCAGCGTTCAGATCTCCTTTAATCAGAGCATTACTTGATTGTGTTGCGTCGTTAATAACATTAATATTTACTTTTACGCCAAGTTTATCATAGATGGAACCTGACTGAGTTGTTAAGCCGCCATTAGCGTCAATAATGGATTTCCAACCGATCCATTCATCTAATGATAAATTGATGGTTGTATCATCATCTGCAGTTTTATTATCTTTGTTCGCACTGTTTTCTTTATTTGTATCGGTATCATCTGTCTTTGCTACGATTGATTCCTTTTTATCTTTCTTCGTCTGAATTACTCCGGTTTGTACTCCTGCAAAAATACCTCCACCAATTAAAGCTACAATCAGAACCATAATCAGAATTTTTGCTGCTTTAGTTAATCTAAATCTTTTTGCTTTCTTCATTTTACTACTCCTTATTTATTATATTTCTTTTTCAAGCTGTTCAGATAATCATTGCTGTTATTCTTTTTTGCTTCCGCTTCAGCCTTTTCAAGTTTGGTAGACATCTTATTATTGTGTACTACTTTAGATCCTTCCACAATAGCATCCAGATCTCTGTTTTTATCTCGAACAGAATCAAGCAATTTATCTGTTGCCGTGACATTTTTCAATTCATCCATATCATCATAGACTTCCTGAAGCTGCTTCTTTACTTTCATATTCTCCACAACTTCTTTGCTCTCACGCTTCAGACTTCTCAGATTCTTTTCACATCTTTCCTGCGTCTCTTTTGCTGCGTCTGTAGCTTCTTTATAAGCATTTACCAATCCAGTAACTCTGCGAATATCTGAAAGAATCTCTTCTCTTTCCTCTGCCTTTAACTGTGCAAGCTCGATCTGATTAGTTTTAACCAGAGATTCACACTCTGCTTCAACATTAACAAGTCGCTTTCTTTTTCTATCAAGATCTTTCTGCGCATTGCTCAGTTTTCCAGCAGCAATCTTATATGCATTATCCGCTTTATTATAAGATTCCTGAGCCTGGTCAATTTTTTCTTCGTAGATAGCCTCTGCGCCTTCTGGTGTGGTTGCCATATCTTTGATAAATAATCTAGTAAATCCAGACAGTAATTTTCTTGCTTCCGGAAACAAGATCAGTATCAATACAATAACAACCACTGCAACAATAAAAATCAGTTTACCAAGTTCCATTATGCATTTCCTCCAATAGTAAAGTTAATTAAATTTTTGATTCTATCAATTTCAGTAGTAATAGTTTCATCAGATGTTTTTGTTTCAGCCCTTTGATCAGCAATCTCCTTTTCCAAACGCTCGATTTCCATTTTGTGTTCTTCAATAGCATTTTCTTTTTTAGTAACAACAGCTTCAGAATCACAAATAATCTTTGAGAGAATGTCGCTTAAAACATCAACTCTTTTTTCTCCGTCTGCCTCAACATCAGTCACTGTCAAGCCAAATACACCAAGTGTTGCCAACACTGAATTTCTTTTTGTTTCTGTCGTCATTTCCTTTGGAAATGATTTTATTAACTCCTCCACTTTAAAAATTGACTGTGTTTTATCTGCCAGATTATTCTGGCTGTAAATATCATCAATCAAAGTGTCAGTGTTAACTGAATCAAGCTCTGCGTTGGTCTCGGTTGTATCAAAATCAGTATCTATGTCTGGAATATCAGGCGTCTCATCCGGTACTTCTTCCACAAATAAGTTTTTTAAAATTCCCATAGTATTTCCTTCCTAAAATTTCAATATTTCATCACACATTATCTTTGCTTCTGATTCACTGTGTGTGACCATGATCACAGTATTATCAAGTAACCTATGCAAATCCATAATTAACAATTGCATATTACTTCGTGTCTCAGCATCCAGCGCTGACAACGGTTCATCCATTAAAAGAATCTTTGGTTTTGCAAATAACGTCCTTGCTAACGCAAGTCGCTGTTTCATGCCTCCAGATAACTGCTTAGGATATTTATTTTCGTTTCCATTCAAACCAACTAAATAAAGCATCTTCTTAGCTGCTTCTATATCTTCTGGTTCTACATGGCCTTTAACTTTTTTAGCAATTAGTATATTGTCAAGACAATTTAACCAATCAAAAGAAGTATAGTTCTGATGCATCATATATACTTCATTTTTACTTGCTTTTGTAACCGGAGTATTATCTATGATAATTTCTCCAGATAACGGTTTGATTAATCCTGCAACCGTCCTTAACAAAGTTGTCTTGCCGCATCCAGATTCTCCAAGGATCCCGTAGATCTTATTATCAAAATTATAATTAAACCCAGATAAAAGTGGTTTATCTCTGCTGTATCCTGTGTATAAATCATGAATTTTAATCATTTATATACCTCCACTTAAAAATCTTCTTTACTAACCATTTAGATACATAATCAAATATAACACTGATGATCATAATCACAATGATTGCCATAAATACTAAATCTGTTCTCCCTCTGGAAGATGATTGCTGGATTATATATCCAAGTCCATATTGAGCATTTATTGTTTCAGCTACTGCAATATATGTAAATCCAATTCCATACATCATAATGTAGCTATTTAATACTCCTGGCAATGATGCCGGAATCTGGATTCTCCATATCGTTTGTAATTTGCTCATTCCAATTGTAAGTCCGGTATCTATTAGATCGTTGTTCACTTCCTCCAGGCATAATACAACTGACGGCATCATATATACGAATGTTGCGATAAACAAAAATACAATTTTCATCATTTCATCTATCCCGAACCACATAATAAGCAATGGATAAAATGCAGTCACCGGAATATATCGCATGACACTGATCATCGGATTAAGAATATCCTTAGCAATTCTGGAATTATAAACCAGAATCGCTATAGGAAATGCTATTGCTCCAGATATAAATGTAGCAGCAGTTATTCTTAGAAACGAATATTCAATTGCCTTAATCAACTGTCCTGTATGTATCATGCCTATCAGATCTTTGAATACAATGACCGGCGATGGGATAAACAAAGGGTTTACATGTCTTGCAGCGATACTCCAAATAAGGAGTATCGAGACAAGCAATGTTATTCTTTTTATAATTATCTTCATTTTATTTCCCTTAAAGAATATGGCGTAAAATATTATACAAAGCTTCTAATTTTCCGGTTTCCTCGTATATAGCTTCTACAATTACAGCTAATACCGCAGCACATATAAAACACAAAATTAGTAGTAAAATCAATATCACAATCACCATAAACAGAAATGCCGCAATATCTCCGAGTATTCCAATATATTACTCCTCTAACATGGCTGTCAGTTCTTCGAGACTCTTGCCTTCCAGAGCTTCGTTCTGCTTTCTCTCAATAATTCTCATAATCTTCTGATTACGCTCTTTCTTATCTTTCGCAGCAAGTCTCTCTGCAGCTTCTGCCTGTTTTACCTGTACAACGAATTTCACAATCTGAATTTTATTTTCCAGCGCCTGGTCTGCTTCAGATTTAACCTGTAACAGACTTTCTTCATCACTCTGTTTTTTCTCTTTATTCAGCAGTTTAAATACTGAATCCAAATCCTGCAATTTCAGATCCCATAAATCCTCTACTGAAATCATTCCTTTGAACGGGAATCTGTATTTATATCTTGTTGCCGCCTCAAAAATATTTGTAAGTTCCATGTTTTTATTCCTCCAATACATATAATTTTATTTAACAAACATCCAGTCTTCTGCGAGCATATCAGACTGGGTATCAAGCCATCCCATCTGTACGCCAGATGTTCCAACAAAAGCGATGGCTTTATTTCCGATTGCGTCATGCTCACAATTTACAATCTCATTATCAGCAGTCTTATAAGAAATCCCAGTCGCAAGCTGAATATACTGTTTCTTACCGTTCCAGCCTTTACGTGCCACTTTAAATCCTCTTTTCGGGTACTTAATCGCTTCTCCGAATGAGAATGTTGCTTCTCCACCAAGTATTGGGCAGTTCCGACTATCCGCATAAACCCACTCATCGGAAAGAATATTCTGAAGCGTATACTCCACATTCTGTGTTTCTCTTATATCCAGACAGCCGCCATCTTTTGTGTACATAAGGATTGTCTGGGATTCTTCATCCCACCACCAATAACCCGCCCATGACGGAAGTTTTATTGGAATTCCAGATTTCATTTCTTCAAATGCTTCTTTAAATTTCATAACTTTCTCCCTTCTTTGTTTAATTAAATTGTATTAGAATTTGATTTTTAATACTCGCTCTGTAGCGCCTTTTACTTTAATAATTAGATCATTTCTCTTTGTAAGTGAAAATCCTACTCCTGAAAGCTGATCATCAACATCTTTTACATGTGCTTTTGCTCCAAGCGCTTCAAATACTCTTCGGTGCTGCTCAAGTTCCGGTTTCAAGAATTCATTATAATATCCATTCGGCTCTTCTGGATTGATGCAGTCCTTCAGCATAAAGAATAAATGCTGATGACCAATTCCCTTCTGTTCATCCCAGTAATTTGGTGAATAACATACAACTGATACCGGTGTAAACTGCAAGGTTTTAATTCCCCAGACATCTTTACTGATTGTTGCACAATTTCCTGGAAGTTTGTCCACTACTTTGAAATTTCCTGACTGATCAAGTATTACTTCTGCAACATCTACATTGCCACGTACTGGAGCATTGTATTCGTAAGAATGAATTTCTCCATTTACTTCAATTTCAGCTTTAAATCCCTGAGATCCTCTGTATGCGAACTGATTTACAAAAAACTTATATGTACCAGGAATCATATACTCTTCAGATGGATATGTAATATTTTCAACAGCCACTCCATTACTTGCTCTACACTGATCAACTGGCTGAGTAATATCAATGTCCAATTCTCCTCTAGTACGTAGTGATTTTCTACAACCAAAATAAATATGCTCTCCACCTTTTGGTTCAATACAATGTGCGTCAAGATCAGAATTATCCTTTCCATCTTTGTCATTCCATTGAATAGAGAATCTTACAACACCTGCGACTGAACCACCAGCAGCTTTTACATTCTTTTTGATATCTGAATCTGTAATATTACCGGTATATGCCCAAGACATTCCATTGTTCCATTTGAACATTGTTTTTGCAGCAGCAACTTCTGGAGCAATCAGAGATACCATATTCTGAATATGTTTATTCTCCAAATATACTTCCAATTCTTTCGCTACAGGCAGAACATTCTTAATGAAATCTTCTGCGCTTATTTCCTCTACCTTAGAGAATCGTTTTGGATCAATTGCAACATCCTGTTCCATTTCATCAAACAAATCCATAGCACCGGTAATTCTCTTTGCTGCATCTTTATTGGAGAAAAGTATATTGTTTACTGTGATATCATCCAAGGTAGCAAATCTTCTCTGTAATGAATCCATATAACCAAGTTCTGTAATAGTCTTCTTTGCATCTTCAAGCATCTTCTTTGTAAAAATTGCCTTTGGACGTTTATAATTTACAGGGGCTACAATCTGCTCATATTTTCTAACGGCAAGGTCAAGATCCATTCCTTCGGAAATATTCACCAGCAATGTTCCTATGCTATGGTTACGAATCTTACCGATAACGGCACCTGCAGAAATTGACTTTTCCCAGATCCAAAGTTCTTTCTGTTTATCCGTAAGCTTTCCATATTCTTTCTGATAATTCTTAAATTCAGTAAGTTGCTTTTTCCATTCGGCACCTTTATATAAAGAATTTTGAGCAATCAGTTCAAGTACAGTATCTACAGCTTCTTTACTAATTTCATCAAGAGAACGTTTAAATACATTACGGACATCTCTGAATTGACTTAAATCACCTTCAAGTGTATGTCCATAACATTCCTTAAAGATACAAATTTCTGGCAGATCTACGAAGAAATGCTCGTATTTATTAATTTTTCCTGTCGGGAGCATTTCTCTATTTTCAGGAGTACCAATTCGTTTCTCTTTTTTGAGGAATACCCCTAATACCGCTTTCTGTTTTACATAGGCATCAAGCGCAGCTGCGACTACATTATATTTATCATCTGATACTGGATTAATTCCCCAAATGGTATGTAACTCACCATTTTTAATAGATACGACGTTACCAACGTCTCTGATAAAATGTATACAGCAACTACAGTCATATTCTCTTCTTTCTCTGTAAATTTCATTTGTACCTGCCGGAAACGAATCCAGATATAAATTATAAAGCTCCTCGGTATCCACATTTACTGTGAATAATCTTGAAGAATCTTTAGACATCTGCTGTAAATTTTTCTGGATTGCCTTTACAAAATCTTTAAACATATTTTTATCTCCTTATTGTTTAATTAAATTTTTATTTTCACTGATTTTTCTTTTCTTATTCGTGACTGATTCTTTTTGAACAATTCATTAAATACTCTTGGAGTATATTTTTTATCTGGTACAATTTTTTCTATTATTTTAGTAGCATTTCCAGATAAAACACTTGCACACGATTGATGTTTTATCGTGTTTATAATTTGTATTTTATTTTTGGCTTCTCTTCGTCTATCACAAATCTCTTGCAACTTTTTGCATAATTTATATCCTTCTGCCGCAGAAAACTTATGAAATTCAATATAATGCAAAATGTCTGAAATTTGTAAATCAGTATATGAAATAATAGAATTAAGTTCTTTTGAATAATCAGTAATTTCATTCATCTTACTTGAAAATTCATTTATACTACCGATAATTTCACCAACTATATCATCTGTCGTAATTGCTTCAACTCCATTATAATCGGTTTCACAAATTTCATATGGTCCAAATTTTTTTAATACGTCTGGAATATTATTTGCTTGAATTGCCTTAATCTTTTTCTTTTCAATTTCAGGAACCAAGAGTGCATCACCAAGATCAGATACTAATTTGATTCTTCCTGTTGGATCTCTTGCGATGTACTCTCCATTTTTTCCTTTTAAATAGTAACATATCATTGTTCATGCCTTTCTGATTGAGTTAATCTAATTCGTTTTGATAGGTCAACTATATCACTGTTATTTGCATTTGTCAATAGCAAAAGTTAATTTAATTTGTTTTTGTATTCTTCTTCACTGATAATAGGAATGTTCAACTCAGAAGCTTTCTTATTTTTACTAGATCCACTGTTTTTATCATTGGTAATTAGATAATCAGTTGCCTTTGTAACTCCGGACACAACTTTCCCTCCTTTTGATTCTATATCCGCCACAAGTTCATCACGGTTAGCAAATATATGTAACTTCCCAGTGATACAGAATTTCTTTCCGGACAATGAATCGCTTTCAGAAGATATTTTATCATTATTAAGTTTCGAAAATATGAACTGTTCTGCCAAAGCAATAACGTAATCATAATTTTCCTTAAAATATCTATGGATAGAAATATTTCGCTCCGTCCCTAATCCTTCAATACAGGTAAAATTAAAATCAGAAGCAACATCTTTAATAAAAGTTTCAAATGGATAGAGCATTCCTGATTCCCTAGTTCTTATTTCTTCATATCTAGCAATATCCTTTGCAGCTCTACCACCAATTAACGGAATATTTAATCCTACAATAAATTTTTCTATGGTAGTATTCCTGCTAGACTCAATAGAATCTAAAATATTCGCAATTTTCTTTGCTCCCATTCTAGGTAATCTGGACAATTCTGTAGAATGATCCTTCAAATAATACAGATCAATTGGTGATGTCACAAGCCCAGTATCAATCAATAGCTGCAATGTGGCCTCAGATAATCCATTAATATCATGGGCCTTTTTCCCTACAAAAGCATTTAATTCACCCAAAAGTTTGCCTTTGCATCCAGCATTCATGCACATCAATACTTCAGAATCGTTCTCTTTTACAACAGACACCGGCTTACCACAAATCGGGCATACTTCAGGGATTTTAATAAATTTTATATTGTTCATTATACATACCTCCAATGGTATTTTAGATTTTTAGTTTTTAATCCGTTACGCATTCTTGCAATGGTGTGTTCGCAATCACCTGTATCCATAGACGCTGAACGAATAGACCTGTATGTCTTACCTGTTTCTTCGCATAAAACGCGCTTCCACGATTGATTATTTGTTGTAGATTTTTTAGTACGTTCTATTCTTGTTCCATATTCTGCATTATATTTAGGAGTACACCATTCTAAATTATCAGAACTATTATTCATTTTATTTTCATCTATATGATTTACCTGTGTTTTATGTATAGGATCGTCATTAGTTACAAATGCTGTGGCTACTAAACGATGTATTAATTTGTTTTCAGTTTTTCCATTCTTGCATAAAATAACAAATGGATAATGCTGACTATCTTTAGGTAAATAAATTTTTAATAATCTTTCGCCAGTATTTCTATAACCATTTTTATTTTTTACAATTCTATTCAAACTTTTAACATTACCTAAATTACTTATTTGATAATACCCCTCATATCCTATTATATCTTTCCATATTTCTATTTTTATATTATCCATTTATCATCCACCATTTCTGCTTTTGTAATATATGGAATTACTTGGTTTGCTTTAATTATCCATAATTTTTGTCCAACATAAGGATGCCCCAATTTTTCTTTTAATATAGAAAGATTAAATAAACTAGCTTTTGTTATAATACTTCCTTCTATTTCGATAGGTTCAAATACGGCTATCGGAGAAATAATTCCGGTTTTACCAACTTGCCATTCAATATTAATAAGTGTCGTAATATATTCTTCATTATAAAACTTGTATGCAAGAGAATGACGTGGATACTTATCTGTGACTCCAAGTGATAATCCATAAGCAATATCATTATATGCAGCAACAAGCCCATCAATTGGATAAGATAAGTATGCTGCCTTTTCCTTTAACAAATTAATAACCTCTTCAAGATCCTGATTTTCTTTATATACACGAATATAAGGTACAATATCAAATCCAAGTTCTCTTGCTTTTTCAAATCTTGCTGACATTAAAGGTAGTTCATCCATACCGGCAGGTACCTTCCATACTATAAAACGAACATGACGTTTAGCTGCTACCTTACTATCTAACTGTCTGACTGATCCTGAAGCAAGATTTCGCGGGTTCTTATATCTATCTTCTTCGTGTTTAATTAAATTATTAATTTTCTCAAAATCTGTATATGTAATAATAGCTTCTCCTTCGATTTCAACGTGGCCTTTCTGATTAATATGCATAGGAATATTTTCGAACGCCTTTGCATTGTGAGTAATAATTTCTCCTATGACGCCGTTTCCGCGAGTTTCAGCCTGGATCAGCTCTCCATCTTCATACGTCAAAAGAATTGTTAATCCATCCATCTTACACATTAGCAAAGAATCTTTATCACCAATAAATTTTCGAAGTATATTCACATCTTTAGTTTTATCAAGAGACATCATTAAATGTGAATGTTCAATTTTCTCTAATTTACTTTTTACTTCATATCCAACACTATGGACTGGAGAATTACTTAAAATAATTCCTGTTTCTTTTTCCATTTTTTCCAACTGATCACACAGATCATCATACTGATGATCCGTAACAATACTCTCTGCATTATTATAATAAGCATCTCGGTACTGATTAAGTTTTTCAACCAATGCTTTCATTTCTTCAATCTTGTTCATTTTTTCCTCCTGTATTATGTATAATTAAATCGTCAAAATATCAAAATGTACTGACCAATGATCACACATCATATCAATTGTTGCATCCGCGATATCGTTAACGCACTCGTCATCACATTTGACTGAATCAAACTGAGAAATATCAATATAATGCTCTGCTGTTCCCTCTTCAAAAGTAATGATATTATCATTTACTGTAATATTAACTGGATTCAACTGCATATGAGATATTATTGCAGATTCTTTTTCTCCTACAGAGAAATGTACCGCAACAGTTTTATTGTCATATGCTGCTTTTTCAAACATAATATCGATTTTCTGAGCTACTTTACTTGCATTCTTTACAAATTCTCTAACCATTTTTTTGTTCCTCGTAATAAATTTGATTTTAATGAAAGTTAATTTAACTTGTTACTTTATTTAAACATGGCGACTATATTAAATAGTCACCATATTTTTTAAGAAAATATGAAGGTCTATTAATCTTAATTCCATATTGGTGTTCAATCATAGATCGAGTTTCAACATCATATAAAATCTTGTTTTTATTTAAATTATACTTCCGGATTAATTCATTTGTCATATGAATTTGTCCGGAAATGTTAATTTTTTCAGCAGTCATATATGATACATCTATAGACTTCAATGCTGCTGCTAATGAATTATACATTTGCCTTCCAAGACAATGCGGATCATCTTTTACAATATGAGATCTTTTTATAATGGTTCCATCATCCATGAGTTTGGATTTAGTTCCATATGGATATGTTAATTCCATTGTCATATTACTCTTTTGTGCAGTTAAAATTAATGCTTCACTTACATTTACAACTCTTCCGGAATACAATTTCATTGTATGATTTTCTACGTCGATATCATCAAGTTTTGCTCTAATCGTGTCTTCAAAATCTTTAGACTTGCCATATTCAAAAATGCTCAGAATCATGAATCGATCTCTAGGATTCTTTAATGCTTCGATCCATGTTAAAATCGTGTCTCTTGATACAATCTGATGATTTAACAATGTCTTATTTAATAGTGCTGCCAGCATATCAGGTGTGATAGTTGCATAGATATTTTGTCCATTTAACACTAAATTCTCATTAACACACCAGTCCGTATATTGTGTAAGAGTATTATTTACTACAATAATGGACTCTAATGTTGTAAATTTGAACAACTTATACATTTCTGTAATCTCATTTAAATTAAAGTCACATAAATCCTTTTGATACATATGTTCAAACGGCGCAACTCTCTTAAATCTAGGCACAAGAGGAGTAACGCTTGCAACAGTTTTTAACTTAAATTCGTAAAACCTTTGTTTTCTATCTTCGTTATACATTTACATTCTCTCCTCTAAAAAAGGAATTAATCTTTTCCTTATCCTATTAAAGTTTCTCGAAAAATCATATATTATTTTTTCCTCACGTTCCGCATCATCAATAAGAAAACGCTTATAGTTCTCTATCATTGATATTTTATTTTTTCCATCATAATAATGAAACAAGATCGTAAGAATTATAATTTCTTTCTTTGAATATTCTTTTTCAAGATACTTGTCATCTTCTTCTGTAAGCATATTAAAATCTTCGATAAATTCCTTTGATACTCTAATGATTTCTTTTCGTTGCTCAGGAGAATCACTTTGCCTTTTACTGAAATATAATCTCTTAATACATTCTGCCAGGGTTGTTGAATCAATAAGTCCACCTATTTTTATTTTCCCTTGCAAATTACACATACTGCTTTCATTAATACGCTGGACCACTTTATTTTGAGCTGCATATGAGTTATATGTGTCGCTTAACTGTTTGCTCATTTTAGTTTTCTGGTCATACTGATATATCATACGGCGAGATTTATCAATGTCAAAGTTTGTAATTCTCAGCTCCATTGGATAGTTAAAATTTGGATTTTTACTTCTGGCCTGGAACATTGATACATATCTATGATATCCATCGTTTATATCAAATGCCTCTAAAGAATGAATAATAAGCTGACGTGATTGCTCATCATAATGAAAATCTGCGTATATATCATCTTTCGGGATATTCAAAGTGATTGTATCCGGAACATAAATATGTTCCAACATATCTGCCGTAATTTCTTTTACTGCACTCTTATTCAATGTAATACGATATAGCTCATTATTATCTCGTGTTACTTTAGTCATAGCACGTTGTGTGACAGGATTATAGTTAATTAATCCTGATTCTTGCAGAGCGCAAAATGCATCTACATTTAAAGATCCTATCCATTGATCATCGCTTACCTGAATCATATTGAATACTAACGGGAATTCAATTTTATTTGGTTCTTCGTATCGCATCCCACTATATTTACTTATTTCTCTGTCTGTAAAAAAGTCAGATAACTTTTTGCGATAATCTTTCTTAGTGGCATTTAAAATACTATCTGCAATTACAAAAAGTGTATAATCATTTGCTTCTTCAATACTCTTTCTACTAGATAGAAAATCTGAAAAAATGCCTTTTGGATAATTATATTTCTCATATGCATAATTGTAAATTTCTAGTTCTTCACTCTTATTAATTAAGATATTAAAAAACTTTTTGGATAAATAATCTTCTAAAATACTTCTATCGACATTCATTTCTCACCTCTTTCCTCAGATTATATCACGCAAAGTTAATTTTGTCTATATTTTTGATGATAAATTTTTCGACATGAACTCCGTTGCTTCCTTTCTTGAGTTATTTTCTTCAACTGTATAAATACTGGTTGTCTGTATATCCGCATGCCCTACAGCATTTTTCGTAGCAACGATATCTTTTGTCTCCTTATAATATAATGAAGCAAAAGCAGCTCTTAACTTATGCGGAGACACATGTTTACCAATTCCTTTCTCGGCATATTTGACTACCATACAATAGATCGTTTGTGGATCCATACGTTTTCCATTTTTTGATATAAAAAGAGCATCCTCTTTAATCCCCATATTATATAGTATTTTATCTCGATCAAGGATCCAATCTCTTAATACACGTATGGAATCATCATTTAATTGATATACCTGTTCTTTATCTCGCTTGTCGATAATAGTCAAATTGTGAGTCTCAAAATTTAAATCACTTAAGTTAATTTCGCTTAATGCAGTTTTTCTCATGCCGGTAACCATAAATAAATATAATATAGCATAATCTCTTGAATGCCATTCTTTTGGCATGTAAGAATATTTTACGGCACCCAATATTCCATTTAAATCATCCATTGATAAAAACACTCTTTTAATCGAGTCTTTTCTAATAGGCCGGTTTACATTGTCCATCGGATTCCTTTCAATATCTCCTCTCCGATACAAAAAATCAAAAAACCTATTTAATGTGCAACATACCAATTTAGTATATGCCACAGACGACTTTTTAATTTCACCATTACCATCTTTTACGTATTTAATATGCTCCAGATACCTTGCGATATCATCTGCGTCAATTTCGCTTATATCTTCTACATCTATATAATCTAAGAAATGATGAAGTTTTCTGACATAATTTAAACAAGTATTCGGGCTGCGAACAGCCTGAATACTCATATAAAAATCACTCACGCATTGTGGCATATCATTAAGAATTTTCTTAACATTCTTATTTAATTTTAATTCATGCTCCAACCTTCCATTCATAACTTCATTCTCCTCTCTAACATAATTCCAGCTTGTTGATACCATGGCAATATCACACTACAATATTCCTTGACTTTCCATGAATACCACTCTCCAATTCCCATAAACAAAAGTAATCCAATTGCTGAAATAAGTCCTTTGTTCACCACAATACATAATAATAAACATGGCGCTACCCATAACCAATTCGTAGAAAAGTTGCACCATCTTACTAGCCATTTTTCGCTCATACGATCAAAACTCGCAATTTCATCTGGAGTCAAAGAAGTCTGTGGTGGGTTTGCTTTCGCTCTCCTTTTAACAAGTTCTGCTCCTCCGACATTTTTTTCTCCTGGTTTTATATACTTAGTATATTCTTCTGTTATTTTTGATGCTGCTCTTTCTTGTGGTGTCTTTCTTACTTCCGGTATACTCCAAAAAATCATTTCTATTACTTCGATTGGATATTCAGGATATAATATGGCTAAAGAAAATCCATTGTCCATTAAATAATATAGAAAACTTACCATTTTTTCTGATTCTGTAAAATCATCCATTTTATATCTTGGATCATATGGTGCTACAGCTGAAGAATTGTAAATACGTTCCCTATTTTTAAATTCTTCATATCTTTTTTCAATGTCATTAACACAACGCATATAAAATTCTCCAGTAGTAAGCCTTTCTACCTCCACTTTTTCAAATTTTATATTATTTCCATAGACAATGTATTCCTCATCTCTTTCTTCGGGTGTTAAATCATCATAAAATTTCTTTGCTTTCTCAATGAGTTGCTTAGGAGTTAGAGCATATCCCTTATATGCTCTGGCTTCTTCTTTTGTTAATCTCATTTTAAAATCACCTTACCCCTTTCTAAACAAGTATATCTAATATAATAAGTTTTACCATTTTTAGTAACTATTCCCCAATTACGAATTGGAACCCCTGTATCTATCATCTTCTTTAATTTTTCAATTCGCCTTCTGTCAAAACACCATTCAATCATGTAAGAATTGAAGTTCTTAATAAATTCTTCTTTATCAAAAACAAGAACTCCATTTTTTAAATATGATATGGTCTCTTCTTTTGAGTTACCGTCCTCCATAATTATTTTAAAGTCAGTTAATGGTTTTTCCTCTATTATTTCACCTTCTAATGTTTTATAAGACTGCTTATATGTATATTCTGTAAATTTTTGTATTTTATTACAAATCGGACAATACAAATCTTTAATATGCCCCTTTTCTCTCTGTTGTCCAATTTTTCTTGGGATAGGAAACTCAAGTCCACATTCTGGGCATATAAAATTTGATATAGTGCTTCGTTTCTTTTTAGACATTTTAATACTTCCTCCTTATGCTGCAAATCCAAATTCTGATAAATTAATTGTTTCTTTTCGAGGTAAATAATCTGATCCACATGAATCACATATTTTTTTGACTTCCTGATCACTTAATATCTTGATTACTTTCATTTCTCCGGCAATGATCCATTCTCCAGTCATTACAGGAGATGTTTTATACCGGTAAAATCCATGTTTTGGAATATAATCTAAGTCAGCTTTTATATAATTAAATTTTCCAGATTCAGAAATCCCATTTGCTTCTGCTTCTTCACAGTAATCATGATCAATACAATATTCAACCATAGCCCATACAGTATCCGGCCGCATATAAGTAATCTTGCCATTTACCTTTTGCCCTATATGTGAGACATACGGAGCTACATCATTAATATGGAAGCCAGGACGATATCTCAATGGCCCAAGTTTGCTTTTTACCTTTCCATTTTCTAATCTTTCTCCTGGTTCTGCACTAATCCATTCTCCAATTGGAATATTCGTATTTGCATTTACATACAGAGGAAATAGTTTCCCCCGGATATTTTTTAGACACCCTAAAAAGCTTATAACCAATTGCTGTTTTCATTATACCACTCCTCTTTTACGTTTTCAACATTTCATTCATTATGTTTAATTAAATTTTTATTTCAGTTTTTCATTGATATATTTTGTTTTACTTCTTACATAACATTTATGGCATGTAAGGCAACTCTTTGCTCCACAATTAATATTGATACCGCGCGCGTTAATATAATCTTTATCATATACTGTAAAGATCTTATCAATAAAATCATATCCAGGATCGGCCTGATCATTAATGCAAGGGCTACTATATATAATCTGTAAGTTACTTGGCTTTCTTTCGCTGGCATCTAACGCTTCTTCGATAATCCAAGGATTTTTTGTCCATAAAGCAAAGTGTACATGCTTGTTTCTCTTACAAATATTAAAGTAATTAATAACTTGTGTAACATTAATTAAATCACCAAAACTCTCGAATCTAAAAAAGGAAGCATTGATCATTGGAATCTCTGCTTCCTTTAATATTCTGCTAGTTAAAATCTCTGTATTTCGCTCCAGGCATGCATTCAAATTTTTATACCTTTTCATTTGTCTTTGTGCATAACAATGTGAACACACCAGTTCAGAATTGCTTGATCGATTCTTGCAATATTCATTACACAAGCAGCTAGTTGATAAACTCTGCATTCCTTCCATTTTCCCTGAATGATTTACAGTATAATGAACTCCAGTTACCTTTTCAGCCTCTACTACTGTTAAAAATTTTTCTCTTACTGCTTTCATTTCATCAGCTCCTATGTTATTATATTGTTATCGTATTATATTTTTGCAATAAAAAGAGGCAGCTCTTAGCTACCTCTTTTTAGTCCCTCTATAAATCAAAAATCTTATTTCCGTGTAATTTCTCTGCTACATTTCATCAAATACTGATCAAATTCCATACCAGTAAATTCAAAGAACATTTCTTTTACCGCTTGTTTGTCACTACTTTTATGATAAATATTGAATATGTCTTGAGCCATACCAGATATTTCAAAATCCTGCTCGTCCATTATATCTTTTAAAATAGTGTCAGCATCAACAATTTGACCATCCGGAGTGTTTGTATTCAATTCTTCTACATATTTAAGCAATTGTTCCATAACATACACCTCATTCTTTCTTAATCCGAAACAATCTCGATATCATAATAAAAATCTTCCCACTGCCATCCGTATTCATCACAAATAGCATCCATAAGGTCTACTGGTGATTCAAACTCCACATTGTTTGTTTTCTGATAATTTTTAATTACTTCTGTAACATGTTCTTTACTATCGTCAGATATAATAATCATGTTCCATGATTCAAATTCCTCATTAAATTTCCATTTAATACTTAAAGAATACTTGTTCATACTTTTACCTCCTTAAAAGCAATTCAATCTCATAACACTACCCATAGATTTCTACCATAATATTCTTTTCTTATATGATGAATATCATTGTCAATTTTCGATAACTCAATCTTTTCAAAAGTTACATTTTTACAGCCATCCATAGTTCTGTTTCCAAATCTATTTTTAGTACATTCAATTCCATTTGATGATTCCTCAACCATAACAGAAGTCACTTTTCGTAAATGTTTGATTTTTTGTGTTTCTTCATACGTCATATTATTTACATCCTTTACAATGAAAGCAATTTTTTTATCGTGTCATAAATACTACATTTCCGACTAATTTTTCATTTTCCATTTCTTTTATATAATTTTCAATGACGGTAATCTTAACCAAATCATCTAAATTTGTATAAATCACAATCATTGGAATAGGTAATCCTTCGTTATCTCTTACTTTTTCTTCTAAATTTTCCATCACAAACTTACAGAAACTTATAGGATCGCACTCTGTATCATACGTCATATAAGTATCCAGATAACTTGGACAGAAGTCACCATAAGAATAAATAGTAGATTTGTTATATTTTTGAATTGCATAAGCAATTTCAGATTTCTGTTTTTCTCCTGTTACTCTAATCATCTTTTCACATCCAATCAAAAATTTATAATTTACCGTTCATAAAATTCATCATAATAAATGAAAAATTTTCTTCATATTTCTTTTTGCTCACAATACATAAAGTCATCTAATGAATCAATATGTTGTTTATTCATCTATTCCAAACGCATTGTATAAATCCGACTTTAATTCTTCTATAACTTTTGCTTTTTCATCATATTCCTGCTTGTCAAATAATGTATATTTTTTCAGAAACACAATTTCGTCAATTATTTCTTTGATTTCGTTACGATCATACATAAAATTTCTCCTCACAACAAATCATTGACAGTTATTCCAAATTCACACACCTTGCTTTAATTTTTCCATATTAATCTCCCACACCTTCTAATTTTGCTCCGCAATTAGGACAATACTTTTCAACATCTTTAATTAAAACCTGCTCTTTACAACCTGAACATTCCATAAAACTATAAATATCATCATTAACAAACATCCATCTTCCACCATGATTTTCTATAATCATTCTATACCCTGTGTCTTTTACTTTTGCCATTTGTAACACCATCTTTCTCACAAAATGAAAGTCGAAATTTATTTATTTTCTTCGTACCACAAATCAGAAATTGCATGAGTTAATTCTATTTGCAACATCCATGTCGTATTTGCTCCAAAATCACAGCTGTAAATTTCTCTGATTCCACCCAAATCTGTCTTAGGATCAAAAAATCCAGTTTCTTCTACTTTAAGAAATTCACCATACAATTTTACTAATTCTTCTTTTGATTTTGTTTTAAAAATATTAACGTGTCCCATATATCATACCTCCATTTTAATAAATTCAGTCTTTCAATTCCATTATATATACTCCAAAACATCCAGTTTTCCACATCTAATCATCCTCCTCGTTATAATCCCATCCGAATATTTCCGCAACTTCTTCTCTTATATCTTCATCAGCCCTCATAGCACTGCAGCAATTACAAACTCGAATTGTTTTCTGTACTCTTTTCCCTAATATCTTGCCATAATAAGTATATTTTGAATTAGGTGACTTAATTTCACTTGCTCCGCATAACCAACAATGTGTCATATTATCACTCCATTTTTGATACTGAATTACAAATTTTCTGATTAAGTTTCTGATATATTTTCACTGATTCATCCAATGCTTTAATTATAGATGTTTCACATGTTAATTTTTCTGCTTTGTAAGCATTATCAATTAAGCAAATCAATCCATTTGATAAAATACTTATTTCTTCTTGTGTGAGTTCCAATTTAATTTTTTTCGCCTCTGTTCTTTTTACATAAAACTTATGATCAAATCCCCATTGTGAATATAATACTTTTAATGTCTGATCATAAGTTCCACCAATAACACATCCATCTTCGTAACAAAATCCTTTACTATCATCAAAATAAATATATTCATCTTCTTCTAATCCATCAGAAAATAATTTATCTGTATTTCCTAATTGGACAGAATTAAGACCTACTTGTAAAGTAACTTCTCTATATTCATTTGTTGGATAAAATTCCATATATTTCACCTTTCTCAATCTGAAATCATCATTTCATCAAAGTCCTAAAATCATCAATGTGAATGCTATTATCAGCATTATAAATGATAAGCAGAATAGACATCCTCTAGTCATACGCTGTTTTCTTTCATCTTTTGGTAAACAAAGCCCTATATAAAAAATTACAAAACTGATTATCGCACTTGAAATACTTCTCATAATTTCCTCCAATTCTTCTTTTATATTATAATTTGTTAATTTCTTCTGCAATTTTCTTCAATACATTACCGCCTTCTATTTTCTCAATGCTATCTCCATTTTCCCAGATTGTTAAAATTGGGTAATCATTATATTGTGGATCAAAATAAGTTTTGTCACACATTTTCTTTCTTATCATGTTAATATCTTCTGATATGCAAGCAACGCGCCCTGTGTTGTATTCTTCTAATACATATATTTTCATTTAATTTCCACCTCTCAATCACACAGATGATTAATTCTCTCGTTATAACATTCATCTTTGATATGTAATGCATAATATAAACAGGTCTGAATATTTCCTATTTCTTCCATTGTCAAATCATATTTTTTCGCATATTGTTTTTCTTTAGTAAAAATTCCACCACATAAAAATTCTTCATCATTTAATATTGCTTTAATAACAGGCATTAATGTATTCGTCTTCATAATATTTTTCCTCACTTTCTGTCAGTAAATCATCGTTTCATTTACTTTAATATAATTAACTCTGCTTCTTCGACATATTTCTTTGCAGCATTATATCCATTTCTATTAAGTTCACCTTCAATACTAAACCAAAGTGAATCTAAAAAATTTGGAATAGATGCAAAATCTTTGTTTGGATATTTTTCTCTATATCGTTTATACGCCGTTTTATATAATTCATCTACTAAATCACGCTTCATTATATTTCCTCCATTTTCAACCTGAAACTTTTGTTTCAAATACAATTCTTTAGCATTTCTATCGCTTCATTTAACGCTGCCTGTTTTTCATTCAATTCTTTTTGTAACCTCTTTATCGTCTCATCTCTGTCCTTCACCATAAGCTTTAACTGTTCTTTTGTAGCATTATGTATATTCAAATGCTCTCCATTTTCATACTGTTTATTTGTCATAATTTTCTACTCCCATATTCTCCGTCAATAAATCAACTTTGTTCCACATTCCGGACAATGTTTAGGCCGTAACTCTTCTTTCTCATCATTTCTAGCTAGTCAACTACCCATCACCTAAAGGTAATGGGCTTGTAACTGCCCAGTCGTAGTAACGGCTTACGCCTCCGACCTTTTATCCCCAATAGGCATTGCTGCCTAAAGTGGCGTTACATCATTGGGTGGTTGACAGCACCCTTTGTAGCAGAGTTTACTCTGTTACAACTGTATTAGGTACTTGGCTATCAGCAAGATAGTTTATTCCCATACGATACAGATTCATAGCTCCAATACGGTCATCATTAGACGTATAACCGCAGTTTTTGCAAGTAAACAAATGTATTTTCTTATTACGATTAGACTTTTCAGTATGTCCACAAGCAGGACAGCATTGACTGGTATAACGAGGATCTACCTTTATTACAGAAGATTGATTCTGCTTCGCTTTGTAAATCAGCTTCTGCTCAAGGTCATAAAAAGACCATGCTACAGAAACATAACGGTCTTTTGTTTTGACACGCTCTGTAGCATTGCGAATACCAGTCAAATCTTCTAATACAAAGAGAGTATGCTTTGGATTACCGGTGGCGAGTGCCTTCGATACCTGATGGTTAATATCCTGCATCCAACGGTTTTCTCGCTGACCGATAGCTTTTAGTCTTCGTCTTGAGGATGGCGTATGTCGCATTTGAAGTTCTTTACGAAGCCTGGAATAATTAGCCCGTTTCTGTTTAATAGCTTTACCACTAACAAATCCGGACTTATGTTTGCTGTCATAAGTTGCAACAACAAAGTTAATACCTCTGTCAATACCTACAACATTACAAATATCAGAAATATTACTTTCTTCAACCTCATAGGTAACTGGTATATGCAGATAGTATTTACCATGTTTATTTACAAGTTTGGCAGTACCAAACTTGTAAATAGAATGGTTAAAATACTTAGACATACCCTCAGCAAAATAAGGAAGTTTCACACGACCATTAAGCGTATTGACGGAAAAGCAGTTTTGAGTTAAAGAATAATCTCTGTTCCAAACCAGGTCGTACTGAGGTTTTTTAAAAGATGGTTTTATCCATTCATTCTGATTTTCAAGAATGGTCTTATATCTTGCGATAACCGTTTTAAAAACAGACTGCGCCATTTGTGATTTGAGACTGAACTTTTCTCTTAGAGTAGAGTACAAAATTTTATTGAGTGAGAACTGCTTTAGGTCATGTGTGCGGAATACATAATCTGAAACATAATTACAGGCATCACAATAAACAGACATTGTTTTATTAAGCAAAACTTTATCTGTATCAGTTGCAACTATCTGAACTTTTGCAGTTATAGTTATCTGTTCCATAAAATTTATTCCTCTCATTGATACTTCACTAGCAATAGTGTATACTAATATTTAGTGAACGTCAATAACTATCAGAGGTGATTTATGGATAATAGATATTATCGTCATAACAGACGAAAATACAGTCTGAAAGTACATATAGTTCTTGTAACCAAATACCGCAAACAACTACTACAAGGCTCTATTGCTGATGATGTGAAACAAAAGATTCTCGATATAGCTAATACTCGTGGCTACGAAATAATTGCTATGGAAACAGACAAAGACCATATACATTTTTTGTTAAGTTATGATGCAACGGATAGAGTATGCGACATTGTTAAAATTGTAAAGCAGGAAACAACATACTACTTATGGCAAAAGTATAATTCGGTCTTATCAAAACAGTATTGGAAGAAAAAAATATTTTGGTCAGATGGTTATTTTGCTTGCAGCATTGGAGAAGTGTCATCAGCAACTATACAAAAATATATTGAGAGTCAAGGATAATAGATAACAATTTACAAGGCTCCTCCCACCGCCTAAAGGCAGTGGGTTTCCGCCCATGACAAACGAAAGGATTTATTTATGAATAACCACATTCCGGACATAAAAT